GAATTTCTTGTTCCATTTGTTGCGCACTATCAGTCCACCCCAAATCCGTTTTAAATGTTTGATTCGATGATAATAATATTTTTTGGTCGGTATCTTTTACTAAAATTTTCATTAACACTTAAAACTTTCTATATTTTTAACCAAATCTTTTTTATTTTTATATATGTTCTCATTTCTTAAATAGAAATCAATATCATTTTTTACATAGTGAATACCATTAATAAATGAAAAATTTGTACCAAAACCATCTGAATCTATAAATCCGTGGTCATATAAATCTCTCCACTTCCATAATCTTTGGTTTTCAAAATATTTTGCATTTTGTGGTAAACCATATATTTGGTCAGTCGACGATGTTTCAATATAAGGTGATAATTGTCTTAATTTAACTCTATGATGAGGTTGATAAAATAAACCAAATTTATTTGTTGCCGACGCACCTGAAAAAGTTACTGTTGAACCTGTTTGCCCATAATCAAAAACAAATAATGGATTTGAAAATCTATGGTAAGCTTCACTAATTATCCTTTCTTTTAATTCTGAAAAATTATATTCAACAAATGCTCCGTGTAATATCGTACCAACTGGCACATCTGTACCACCAGTAAAATTGTATGTTACTGCGTCTATTGTTTTTGTAAATGCGGTTGTCGGAATCGAAGTCTCAATACTACTTGAACCATCAAAATGTTGGTCAACCCATGTATCATGAAAATTAAATTTCCAACCAACTTTTGGTGGATAATCAAAATATCCATTTCTATTTGATAATAAAGTTGTTACGTAAATTTCAGTGGGTAAATATTTTAAATTATTTGTCAATCCCGTTAAAATAAATGGTTCTTTAAAGTCATATATTAAAGATTCCATCATATTTCTTTCCACTAAATAATCACTAACACCTGCACTATTTTCTAATAAAACTTTTCTTTCATTTTCCCAAATGGACGATTCAAATCCTATTTTGTCTAAAATGTAATCACTTTTTTCTGTTAATGTTTTATGTTTATGAACATAGTAGGTGGAGGTGGTTCCTGTTAAATTATTTTTATCAATACACCTTTTACCAAAAACAACAGTCGATAAAGTAACACCAGATGGTAATTCTGACTTTGAAATATCTAAAACAAATTTTTCGGACCTATAAATAGAATCTCCAACAGATACAACAGAAAAAGTTCTTCCACTTGCACTGACTGTATTATTAAAGGTCCCACCACTATCTAATAGTGTAATATATTCACCAGAAGATATTCCATGTTCAACGGGACTTGTTAGTTTATATGTTCTACCATTGTCTTCAATTCTAAATGGAATTCCATCTCCTGAAACAAAACTATAGACAGTATTCCCACTTAAAGTATATTTCATGGGATAAGTCGTATCGTGGTCATAAACATATGATAAATGAATATTCCAATTGTGATATGGTGCCATTATACTTGATATTGGAATATGATTTGTTTCACCACTATACGAAACAGATGGGGTGTATGTTGTTATCGAAGAAACTGTTTGTATTGTATTGGATTGCCTAATAACGTCTCTTCTGAGGAAAGCAAATTCATCATAAGGAATAAACCCATTAAAATTATTATCCGCACCATCACCCACCAAATAAAGATTTTCTAATAGTGGTTCATAATCAGTATTTCCACTATATAAATTTCTAAAAACCATTTTTATTTTTCCGTGGATTTTATATGCGTTGCTTTCGTTTCTTTCTTTATTGAATAATTCAATGTTATTTAAAATAACATTTCTATCACCCTCTCTTAAAATATTTTGAGTTTCGTCTAATCCAATTTTAATATTTTGGTCCGTATTTACTGAACCAAAAAATTTTTTAGATGGTAATATGATTGTTTTCTTTTCCATTATTCAGATGTTGGAAACGCACCTTTAGGTCCAAACAATTGGACGAATTTATCTACCGCGGTTTTACCTGGTCTAATTCCAAAATAAAATAAAAATGGTGTTGATAGTATTTGTAAATTACCATTATAATTTAATTTTGTTGGTTTTAATATGTAATCAATATCTGAATTCCATGTTGTACCTGACCAACCTCCATTACTACCAACCCTAATCCATAGTGTTCCACCTAAAGGATTGGATGTTGTTCCTGAAGTTATATGTAACACAGTAAATCCTTCCTCTTGATTATCGTAATTTAAATGAACATCAGTTGTGTCTTCAACATTAAAAGAACCATCATTTACATCAGCACCTGTTATTGTAAAAGTATTACCTGAATAATCTTTAGTCATAGGAAATAAAACATAATTATATGTTGTATCACCAGTGAATGCGTAATTATATGTCATTCCCTGTAATCTATGTGTTCTTATGGTGTCGTAATCCCATGATTGATTATACCCTTCACCAAAACCCGGTCCTTGTTTGTCCCAATAAAAAAATGGTACAATTTGTGAAGATTCAGTTAATCTACCTGGTTCATTTAAACAGACTCTTACTCTATAACCATCATCATCTAAAACAAAGTTTACTGGTAATGGACCATTTGGATTTCCATTTTGTGAGTTAAATAATTGTGGATATGTGTCAGGGTCTAATATTAATGGACTATATTGTCCATAATATCTATTTTGTAAATCAAATTCGTCTACCCCAACTTCACTATTCATAGATATTAATTGTAAAACATCACCATTTAATATTTCTTTTGTTGTATTAAAAGGAAAATACGAACTAAATCCATTATTTTGAAAAAAATCTCGATATTCAAATGTGTTATTGGTATCTAATCTATAATTAATGTACAGGCCAAAAATCTCTTTAAAATTTTGAAATGATGTAGGACCAATACTCCTAACAACTGAACAATTAGGGTCTAAAGATGGGTCAACACAAATTTCTTTTATAAATTCATCTCTTGGTCCCAAATCCATAATTGTTGTTGGGTGTCTTAATGTATTAAATGTTGTTCCATTGTTTACCGTTGTTTCAAATGAAGTTCCATTCCATTTGGTAGATTTGTAATAAAATCTTTTAACAGCACTACCAGAAGATTTTTCACTTACTTTATAATACAATAAGTTTTCACAGTAGTTTGTTCCTCTTACATTTAAATCTAAATTTTCTTCATCGTCCCATCTAACTCTCGCTTTAAAAGCAAACAAATAAAGAGAACCTGCCAACCAATTCTCAATAAAAGAATAATTCACAACACCTTCACAAAAAACTTTATTAATTAATTTTCTTCTTGTGTATTCTCTAATTAATTTAAAATTATATAACCAATTGTTTGATGATGCTGCGGGAATTATAGTATATGTTCCCTTTCTGAATTCTGAATATCCACTTCTAGTACTACATGTTGCGCATGGATTATTGTCTACATTATATACAATTTGACCAACGGGTAGTAAACTTGTACATGATGTTCCATTTTGAACAGTAACAAGACCTGTGTTGTTATAATCATCATCAATATTTGATGCACAATATGTTTTTTTAACTAAAGTTTCATCGTATATTGTATTTTGTGTGTCACACCCTAAAGATAAGTCACCAGTTGAACCAGTAAGTGATTGTTGAGTTAATTTGAGTGATGAGTCATATATTTCATATGTAAATCCTGTCCATTGAAAATCTTTTAAAGAAGAATTGCCGACGCTATCACCACTTATAGAACTATAACAACAAGAATCAGTTACAGATGACGGGCCAGCACAACCCATAGAATAATTCGCACAACCTGATTTTGAAATATAAGAAGTTAAATCACCATAAGACTCAATATCAGATATGTCAACACGAAGAACATACCATTTGTTATTTACAGGTGTTGGTATATCATAAACACCATATGTACATTCACCGATTTGTGCGCCTCCAATTGATATTCTTATATTTGATAATGGGGGGTCACCTGTTGGTTCAGAATAATAAAAAGCAACCATATATGATAATCCTTTTGTTATCGTTCCCGAACTTTTTGTAACAGTATTTGTCCAATCAGTTGTATAAGTCATTGTGGATGGGTCATCTAATATTGTTTCAATGTTTCCTGCGCACGTTTTTATGCTTGAATGAAAGTATAAAACATAATCATAAACAGTACTACAAATTGCATCTGTAAAATCAATACTTATTGACGTATTTTGAGAAGATGTTGGGTCTGTACAATCACAAGTACCATTTGGTATTTGTGTTGGTGAACATGTTGGTTGGGAAAATGGTAGTACATAATTATCACTAATACACCAACGTCCTTCAAAACAATCATCGGTTGGACAAGGGCATGGAAAATCTAATTTTGGGTCAATACCATTAATACCCAACCTGTAAACTAACCATCCGTAATTATTGTTAATTGTACCCGTATACCCCGTATTTCCTGCACAATTTGTGAGATTATCAATCGTTAATTCGGCATATGTGTCAACCTCTAATGATGAAATTCTATTTAACTCAAAAGAATCCGCACTTCCATGTGGTAAATAACTTTTTAAAACAATAAAATATGTGGTATTGTTAATGGGTAAATTTGAAAAAGTATAAATTTCATCTAATGTTTTCCCAGTAGAAATTCCATTACAAGTTGGTGTTAATCCCGTAAAACTATATGAAGGTAAACCAGAACCACTAGCGGAAAGTATAAATTCATCAATTGTGTTATCGGGGTCACATATTGGTGTATATGGTGTACCATTAATATCTACTGTATCTCTAATAGCGGTACCTTCTCCAACTTTACAATATAATTCATCAGGTCTACTTGATGGGATTATAATTTGTTCACTAGAAAAATCTTCACAAGATTCACATTCAGGATATACAACAATTGGTAAATTTACAGTACCGAATCTTTGTAATGGTTCAATAACTAATGAATCAAAAACCTCAAAAGGCCTCCAATCTATTAAAGTGGCACCAAATGCTCTAATATAAATTCGTATATTAAAAAGAAATTGAAATGGTATTATCAATATTTGTAGAGCCCCAATAAAGGCTGTATATATTATTCTTTCAAATACACTAATTACTACTGCCAATAATATAGGAAAACTAAATCGTCTCCATCCGTAATTAATTGGAGGGGTTACTGTACTTGATTCACAATCCTCTTCTTCTTTAGGGGATATATCTTTTATCCCGATGTAATTGTCCTTTCCTCCTTTAAAATGACTTCCAATGTATGAACTAACAGTATATACCTTATTATATGTAAATCTAAAAAAATAATCTTCAGGAAAATAACTACCGTAAACTTGATTAAATATTACCGTAGAACTAACGGCCGGAGAAGGGTAATCATTCCAATCCAAAGAAAAAGCATAAGAACCGTCAATATCGGAATTATATTCTCGTATGTTTGGTAACAAATAACTACCAACAAATCTAACTCTACCTACTTCATTGTTTTTTCCCGACATTCTAAATCTATAACATGCGGATGTTGGTATACCTTTATTTGGGTCAATTGTAATTTCTGTTTCACCGAATTCATTTGTATATTGATATTCCATATTCATTGGTAGCGGTACTACAAATGAACCGTCATCATCTACATCCTCTTCAATTTGATAAGTTTCTAAAATTGGTCGACCTAATGAATCCTTTGATGATGTAAATCTTATCATTTCAATTTCCGCAGCAAAAGTTGTTAAATCACACTTTCTACCCATCGCACTCCTTGGTCTACAATTTTTGTTTAAAGTATTTTTTCCTTGGTCTGAATATATTGACCCAATTAAATATGCTTTTGGTTCAACTTTAACTCCTTGACTCGATAAATCAAAGTCGGTTCTAGTTATTCCAATCTCACATAAGTCTTCATTACCCCAAAAAGGATATACTTCGATGGTTTGATTGAATGATATGATTTGAGGTAATGAATCTAAATCTTCAGAAGATTTAAATGAATATGTATTTTTAAAATTATCAACCCCTTGACCTTGTCTTATAAAATCATCCGGTCTTAATGAAAAACAACCAATGTCGGACAAATCAACATCAACATGTATAGTTTGGGTACCAACAGGTACTCCCCATATCATAAAATCACCAGCATTGTTTGTTTTTACGGTGTACTTATAATATTTTTCATACACTTCTAAAACTTCTTCTCTTGTTAATATGTCCAATTGGTCAGGAAACGTACCTGTTGGTTCATGACCTCCGTGTTGTTTTCTTTTTGGTAATAAATTATATCTATAACCATTTTCATCTCTATCGTTTACGGTTGTATACGGATATAAAGCAGATATTACTGGGTCATTACTATCTTCATCAGAAACAGGAATAAAAATAGAAACTCTTGCATTTGGGACACCAAATCCATTGTTTACAAATATTCTACCACATACAACCCCATAATCAGAACACATAGATGTATATGCTTCTGTTTGGGTAAATTTTAAAGATAGAATTTCCAACATATCGAAAGAATTTTTTAATTCAACGACAACCTTTTGGTCTCTACCAATATTTGTTGAAATTCTATGTTTTTCCATTTCTATATAAATAGAAAATAAACAATTTTCTATTTAAAATAAATCCAATTTAAAATGTGGTTGTTCCTAAAGATTTAACTCTAACTTTAATATCTTTTTCAGGAAACCTAATTTGATATATTTGATTGGATTTCATATAAATTGTCATGTCTGATTGTAAAATTTCTTTTGTTGAATCATTAACATAACTTTGGGCAACTTCTGATGATGAATATTCTCCACCAATATTATTAAATACTCTTACATCGACAGCATTTACAACACCCGCGACTTCTCCGATTATTCTATACAAATCACCAACAAAAAGGGGGTCACCCATTTTTCTTTTATCAATTGAAAAATAATTAACAACATCTTCAATAACCGTTCTAACTATTTCTGTTTGGTTTCCATTTTTGTCTACCACAATATCCAATTCTAAAGAAAAATCAACAACTTCACCACTTTCAATTTCTAAAAAGTCATTTATCATCCTATATTCGGATAAATAAGTTATGATATTATTTTTTAAGGTTGATGATACGGTATCAATTAAATTACCGTTTTCGTCATATGACAATAATTTAACTTTTATTTTATTATCTTCTTCCATTACATTTACCTTTGCCGGTGCACCATATGTTGCCGGCATTGTCTCAATCATTGATTTATAATCGTTTAATGTGACCGCTCTATTTTGTGCTGCAAAATTGTAAGATATTAAATTTCTAATCTCTTCAATTGTTGGTTGGTCTGCGCCACCAACTGCGGGTGTTATATTTGTTACCGTTAATGAATTTTGAACTTGGGTGTTTGTGGTTGCATTTGGACCATTCAAAACAAAATCGACATCATCAACACTAGTTATAATATTGATACCTAAATTACTGTCTCTACCCCCACCGATTCTATATTTTACAAACAATGTTGTATTTGGTTTAGGTAATGCACCTAAAGAGGTGTTGTTAAGATAAACACCTAAATTTACTTTTAAATTACCAGTATTATAATCATCCAAATTATCCATTGGATTTACATTCCCCGAACCAAATGTTATTGAAAAATAATTTTCAGGTGTATATTCTGTTATAAATTTATTTGATACCGAAAGATATGTTCCTGAAATAAAATTATCAGAATCTGATGCTCTTGTTGGGTCAGGAATAAAAACTTTATCTTGCATTAAAGTTTTTACCTCGTACCATTTATTTGTTGAAACCAAAAATTCAGAATCAGTTGGGTTGTTTGTGAAACTTACACCTTCTTTATGAATTACTGAAGACACACCTAAAACATTTTGTTCGGGTAAATATAATTTTAAAAAAGGTTTTTGGTCTAATTCTGTTATTACTCTTCTATATATTTTTGTTACACCATTAATAACGGCTTCTCTTTTGACAATTGAATATGATATTAATCTGTTATTACCATCAAAATTTGGTATTTTTAATCTATTAGGTTCCCCTCTATTATTAAATGGGTTGGAAAAATCGATATCTTCAATTGTTTCAAATACTTGACCTCCGCCAGATACTTGTGCTCCCGTTTTAATTGTACCTAAATATCTAGTGTCTTCTTTATCTCCCCTAACAGGTACTTGTATTGTAAAATCACATAACGCA